GTAGAAATTAATGGTACGGGCACACATAAATATAGAATTAAATATGGCCCAAACAAAGGTAAGGTATTATGATAGAAACTGTGTTTGCACTTATATTAACGTTAAACGGGAATATGATAGAGCATGTATACAAACCAAATCTTAGCGATTGTTTGAAATCAAAACGTATCGCGCAGAACGAGGTAAATCCCGAAAGAGTTGTATTTACTTGTAAAAAAGTAAAGGCGCAAACAGAAGTATATATGGATCGAAAAAAGATTGTTAAAATATTACCATAATGGAACCCATCTGTTATATATTTTTAATGCTTTGGTTGATGGGTATTTCTAATTAGTATATATGTCCTATAGGACACGATGAAAGCACTAAACGACAATCAAAAAATTACAGAATTTTCTGACATAAAAATCATAGATAATTTTTTTACGGAGGAATGTTTAAATATTTTAAAAGTAAGAGTTCTCTTTTGTAAATATTTTGATAATCAGTATAAATCATATGTAGCTACTAATTATTGTCCAGGTCAAGATTATCTTACAGATATTATTACAAAAGAAATACATAATAAATATGTATTACCAAAATTTATTAGAGGATGGAGTTTTGTATATTTTAAAAATGATGAAGGTGTTCACATGCATGCAGACCCATCAATAGTAAACTTAAACGTTTGGGTATCGTCTGATGCAAGTGTTTTTGATTCAAGTAAAAATGGTTTAAATATTTATAAAATTATGCCCCCAAAAAATTGGACAAGAAAAGATTGGAATGGAAACCCAGATAAAGTTAAAGAATATATAAAAGAAAAAAATATACAACCTGTAAAAATAAGTTATAAAAGTAATAGAGCTGTTTTTTTTAATGGTTCTTACTTTCATGAAACAAATGGTGTTTCAATGAAAGATGGCATTGAAAATAGAAGAGTAAGTTACACACTACTCTTTGGAAATAATTTAGAATAATGGAAAACTATATTGTTGAGCCATTTTTACCCATCAATACTATTATAGCTTTTATTTTACTTTGTGTGGTAATATGGTATGGATTAAATGATAAATGAGTTACTTAAACGCAAACATACCAGTGCAATACGCACAAATTAGAAGGGAGTATCTATATGATCTTAAAAAACATCATGGAGAAGTTGAGGACTGTATTATTTTCGGTGTATCAAGCATTACGGGGCGTAGTCCTCTTTTTCATTGTATTATGGAAAATGGAGCTGTCTTCTATCGCCTCCCAATATCTGCATTCATTCAAAGAGGCTTTAAGCCGAATGATGTTCCTAAACGTAGGCTTGACGAGTTGGTTTTATGGAACTGCTTTAGTTATTATCCTGCTGTTCATTCTTGGGATATTTTAGATGGCCAAGCGGGCAAATACATTGGTAAAGATAAAAAGTGGCATTCAGGTGCTTATCTTTTTACTTTGGATTTTGCTCATCCTGATCCTAATATCTTAGATACGGACCATTCTGAAATACCACATGAACACAAATGTGCTCATGTTTTAGCTTTAGATGATGGTAATTATGCAGCACAGCCAAATAATAGATTAATTTGGGATATTCCGTCATTTACTGTTAAAGATAATGTGCCAGATTGGAAAGTACAAACTAATGAATGGAATGTAGAGGATTCTAGAAAATGGCAAACTGAAGACACTGACAAATTCTTTTATGAAATTGAAGAAAAAAAATGAACATTATAAAAGATTTCCTTCCTAAAGAAGATTTTAAGCAACTTCAAGAAATAGTATTAGGTGATACCATTCCCTGGTTTTTTATAGAAAATGTTACTTTTAAAAAAGATAACAACGATCCTAATTTTTATTTTTCTCATATTGTTTATGAGAATAATACACCTAATAGCCAATATTGGGATATATTTAATAAAAAATTAATTAAAAAAATAAATCCTTTTAGTCTTATAAGAATAAAATTAAATTTATACCCTAGAACTAATAGTTTGGTGCATCATTCTCCCCATATTGATTATGATCAATCACACAAGAACTGTATATTAAGTTTCAACACTTGCAACGGTTTCACACAGATGCAAGACGGAAATAAAGTTGAATCAATAGAAAATAGAGCTGTGTTTTTTGATGGATCAATTAAACATAACAGCACCACTTGCACAGATCAAAAAGCAAGATTTAATGTAAATATAAATTACATATGATTAAACTTATTGATAATTTTTGTCCTGATGATTATTTTATCAAATTAAGAAACACAATATTTCATTCTAGTTTTCCTTGGAATTATAACCAATCATCAATTTTGCCTGCAACAAAGGACAGTATTCCTCAATTTACACATAATTTTTTCTTACCAGGCAATGAACGTGGAACCTATGAAATGTTATTACCTTTGCGAGACTTGATTAAAGCAAAAATATTCATTAAGATAAAAAGTAACTTAAACTATAAAACAGAAAGAATTATAGAAACTGGGGAACATACAGATGTTGAGGATGACAGATTTACTTCTGCTGTTTTTAACCTAAATGATAATGATGGTTACACTAGGATTGGTAATGAAAAAATTTATAGTAAAGCGAATAGAATTATTATTTTTCCATCTAATATTACACATACAGGGACAACCTGTACGAATACTGAAAGGCGTGTAATAATAAATTTTATATTTATTGATTAATGAAATTAACAGCTAACATAACCTTAGACGAGCTTACCAAGAGCCAGATAGCAGAGCGTAAGGGGATTAATAATAATCCTAACCCTGCGCAGATTGAAAATCTTAAAGCATTGGCTACAAACATATTGCAGCCAGTAAGATCTCATTTTGATAAACCATTAATTATATCATCAGGATTCCGTTGTGCTCAGCTGTGCATAGAGATAGGTAGCGCCCCCACCAGCCAACATGTAGCAGACGACAATGCAGCCGCAGCAGACTTTGAGATACCAGGCGTAGACAATAGAGAGCTAGCTCTTTACATCAAGAACGAGTTAGAATTTGACCAACTTATATTAGAATTTTACAAAGATAACGAACCGACTTCAGGCTGGATACATTGTTCATATTCCACTAACAGTAATAGAAATCAATCCTTGCGTGCCCAAAGAGTTGATGGTAAAGTCACTTACACTCCGTGGCTAGAATAGAAAAAATAAAAATTAATTTTCCTATAAATTCTTTAAACCTTCTAATTAAGTATTTAATTAGAAAAGTTAAATGGGATTTTGGACAAGATAATGATGAGCCAGCAGATGGTACACAGCATGACACTTGGGCTCAAAATATAATGGATGGAAGAATATCTGATAGGGGTTTTGTTTACATAAATTATGATAAAAATAAAAATATTAGAGATAACGATATTTTAAGCACTTATGGTTTAATTATATTTGATTCTATTAAAGAAAAATCCCATTTGCTAAAATCAAATAATATTACAAGGTTTTTTTGGAATTATTATCATCCTAAATCTACGACCTCATTTCATATTGATAGTGAAAGCTCAACCAACATGTCTATTATATTTAATCCACATACTAATTCAGGAGGTACAGAATTTATTTTAGATGGAAAAACTGAGTTCATTAAAAGTGTTCAAAATGAAGCAATTATTTTTCCAAGCTCTATAGAACATAGAGGTATTGCACCTAAAACAGAAACTAGTAGATTTTCATTAAACATTATTGTAGAATAAATTATGCCAATAGGAAGATCACAAATACCAAAACAAATTGAGGGCAAGCTCAGAGGTGCACGTGATGAGAAAAAAAGAGTAAAACTTTTCTCTAAAGGTGGAGATCCCAAAATAGGAACAGGTAAAAAACCTAAAGGGACAGGCAGAAGACTTTACACAGATGAAAACCCTAGAGACACTGTTAAAATTAAGTTCGCCACACCATCTGATGCTAGAGCTACAGTTAGGAAAGTTAAAAATATAAATAAACCATTTGCTAGAAAAATACAGATATTAACTGTTATGGAGCAACGTGCTAAAGTAATGGGAAAAAGACAGGTGGTTAATATTGCAAACCAAGCCAAAAAACAAATACGCAAAAGCCGTAAGGTCTAGAACATTCCGACCGAAAGTGATACAATCCAAGAAGTTGTACAACCGTAAAAAGGAGAAGAATATCTCTTCCAATGCG